TCAGCGTGCAGCGGATGATCCGGCGCAGGAATACAACGATGTGACAAATTTCAATGAATTATATTCTCTGCTTGGGATTTTGCCATCACCGCTTGGAGATTCATGGGGATACAGCACGACTGAAGGTTATACTGTGAATCTCGATTTCAAAGTGGATTACGTTTATCCAACAGAAGACGAAATCGCAGATGCTTTTGGGTGTCAAATTCTTATGATTGAACCGTACGATACCAATTGTTATCCAGACTTCTATTATCGCGAGTATTGAGAGGAGGATGATATTTACATGAGCAAATCAAAATTCATGGACAATAAAACAGTCGGCATGGTCGGACGTTTTCTGAACGAGAATGCTCCGACTTTACTTATCGGCGGTGCAATTGGAACGCTCGTAGGGGCGCTGTTCGCCGCGTTTAAGGCATCTAGTGAGGTTTCTTCAATAAAGGACACGTATGATCAAAAAGTTAAAGGAATCGAAGCAGAGGGGCTTTCTGAAGGCGAGAAGACCGTTAAAATCAAGGAAGCGAAGTCTGATCGCAATGTCAAGTATATTCTGGCATACAAATGGGTCGGTCTGATGGGTATCGCATCTATTTCGTTGATGATTGGAGCGAACGCAATGAACGGAGCCAAGATCGCGACACTGACAACTCTTGCCGTCGCGAACCAGGATAAGCTCAAGAAACTGGCCGAGAATGGTAAGAAAATGATTGGCGAGGAACCCTGGAAGGATGTAGAGAATAAGACCCTCGAGGATATTATTTCCGAGAACTTTTTTGGCGAAGACGGACCGAAGGCGAAGAGAATCGATTCAAAAAATGGAGAATTGTTTATCCTATACAGTCCGGATTTCACCAGAGCAATACTGTTTCAAAGTATGCGAGAAGATATTGAGAATGCAATCGAAAGTGCAGAACGATATTTTAGGCTTTATGGCGAGCGTCTTTCCGAAGATAAATTCTTTGAATTTCTAGGTTTTGTAGCAGATCCGGCTAAGAGTGAAGGTCTGATATGGAATGCAGAACATCCATTTAAGGTTCATATCGGCAGCAGAAAATGCTTTGGAACTACTTTTCGTACGCTCGAGTATGATGTAGTTCCTGTAAGACCTGATTATAGTAAAGATGGGGAAGGCAGTTTTTGCTATAAAACAAAAAAGCAGGAAGCCGGAGGTAAAATGGTATGAGACTGTCATTCGATAAGGTAAAAGATTTTGGAGCTTCGGCTTTCGCGTTCGGTAAGAGAAACGCCCCTTCCATTATGACCGGAGGAGGCATTCTCATCGGCTGGGTAGCTGCCTATATCTTCTGGAAACAAGGGAAGAAGGCCGAAGAAAAGATTCGTGAAGAGGAAGCCGCACTGAACGTGGATATTCCGGAAAACGAGCCCGAGAAACATGTCGAGCTTCCGAAAAAAGATAAGGTTGCGATCTATCTTCGGTATTGCTGGATGGCTCTGGCGCTGGGTCTTGGATCAACCGGTCTCACGATCTGGGCTCATAAGATCGATCTCTCGAGACTTGCCGAGATGTATATGGTTTCGCAGTTTTTCGAGAAAAAGAGCGAGGATCAGGAGAAAATGCTCGAGAAGCTGAAAGAAGAGGTCGGCGAGAAGAAAATCCATGAGCTCGAGAATGATATTATCGAGGAGGAATATCCAGACGAGGAACTTCGGAGAGATGTGCTGTCATTGAAAGATGATTACGGCACTACCCTCTTTTCGGATAAGACGCTGTTCGGTATGAAGTTCAGAAGCGATATCGAAAACGTAACGGACGGAATCATCAAGTTTAACGAGATGATGGAAAAGAAACTCAAGAAAGCCGTCGAAAAGGAACTCCGAAATTATAAGGACAATAGCCTGGAGGAAAAACTGAAAGATCCGATGTATGTATCCGAGAGTCCATATTCCGATGTTAGTCCGTATCCAGATACGCCGATATTTGTCGAGGAACCGGTCGAAACGCTGCATAAATTCATCGGACATGAAATCGATCGATCGTATATCGGAGAAAAACTGGTGATTCGGTATTATAGTCATGGTGCGAGAATCAATCCGTATGACTCTCAGTACATGAAATATAAGAATTTCGTGGATCCGACGACCGGTGTGGCTCAGTTTTGTGAGTTAAATTATGGCGATTTTGTGCTTCCAAGCATTGATTTTGAGGACCGTAGATGGTGATTTAAAAGTGATTATGGGGCGTTTGGGTGTTTTCATCCAGCGCCTCGTAAAATAGCCGCGTGCCTCGTAAAAATTACATTTTCTAATATAGAGGGTAATACCTCAAAAACACATTAAAAATAATTTTTAGGAGGTTTTTTATTATGGCAAAAGACGCAAAGGTAGTTGACATTAAGGAAGCTGAGATCGTTGAGACCGCAGAACCTGTCGAGGACCAGGAAGTTAAGGCTCCGGAAGAGGAGACCGTAGCCGAGGTGAAGCACACTGTGTTTGGTCGGATCGATCAGAAGATCCTTGCCAAGCGTGAAGCGAAGGCCAAGAAGAAGGCAGAGAAGCAGCCTATGGACAAGACGAAGAAAGCCGCCATTATCGGCGGTGGAATCGCTCTTGGCCTGGGGATTCTCGGTGCTGTCGGAAAGGCCGCACTGAACGCCGCCGCAAGGTACGCTGATGACGATCAGAATGCGGGTGACGGAATCTCGGATGACGATTATCCGTCCGAAGACCTTCCTGAGGAACCGACAGAGGTCGAAATCGAAACTCAGGAGACTGAGACTACAAACGAAGAAACCTAAATAGAGGTGTTTTGAGATGCTTGGAGCAGCTTTTACAGCTGCTCTAGGCTCTTCAAACGTCTATATTTTTCGTACAACGGATATGTTTTTCAAGTCGAGGAATCGCAAGAAAACAATGATATTTAGGAGGTTTAATATATGCCTAACGAAACCAATTATGCAAAACCCGAGGAAAACGGTAAGGTAATTAAGGGAAGCGCAAGGGTCGAAAAGCGGAAATTCGGCAAGAAAATGGTCGATTTTCTGTTTTCTGACAAGCTGGATTCGGTCGCAAACTACATTACTTATTATATTCTGGGTCCTTCACTCAAGGATCTGGTCTTTAAAATGGGCACCGGAGCACTTCAGATGGCGCTTTTCGGCGGAAATACGGTAAATTCAGGCGGCTCTTACGTGCCCGGATACGGTTATCAGCCCGTTCGGAGGGACCCGCCTACGCCCTATAATCTGATGGGAAACCCGAATTACGCACCAGGTTATGCGCAGCCTCAGCCCGGTATTTATCAGCAGAGAGTGACGCTCAATGATATTTCGTTCGATACAAGAGACGACGCTCAGCTTGTTCTGGATCGTATGTGCCGCGAAATTAGCCGTTATGGCAAGGTTCGGGTCGCTGATTTCTATAATTTTGCCGGAATTACCGGTCAGGAGGGCAATTGGACGCTGCAGGGAAGCGGATGGTACAACCTTGGCGGCGTTTATCCGACGATGAGAACTGACGGCAGGTGGATTATTAACTTCCCGCCGGCTCAGCAGATCTAATTTCAAGGAAAAGGAGAGTGATATTTACATGAAATTCACTGATATTTTCAAAGGCGAGGCCTGGAAGAACAGTTTTCATGGGTTTGGACTGAAAATGGTCGAGGCAAAACCCGAAATTATGCTCATTACAGGCGGTCTTACGATGCTTGCCGGCACGATTCTGGCCTGTATTCAGACGGAAAAGGCCAAAACAGCGCTGGAAGATGCCAAACAGAGCGAAAAAGACGCCGGATGTGACGAAATTATTGTGCTGAACGACGATACTCCGGAGGTCGCAAAGCAGAAAAAAGCCGAAAAAGGCAGGAAACTCACCAAAATTTACGCTCATACAGCTTATGAGATGATCAAAATCTATGGAATTCCGGCTATTTTGTGGCTGGGAGGCATGGGTATGATCTGCTCAGGGCATCATACGCTACGAAAAACCAACGCAGGGCTTGTCGCGGACTCGATTTTGGCCAAAAAGCTGTTCGATGAGTACCGTTCAAGGGTTGCTCAGGCTGTCGGAGAGGAAGCCGAACAGAAAATTTTCATGGGAACCCAGGAGGGAATGATCAAAATCCTGGAAAAAGACCCGGAAACAGGCGAAGAAGTGATTGTTGAGAAGCAAGCAGACGTATTTTATTCGCAGCCGGGGTCAATTTTCGCTGTTAATTTCACGGAAGAGACGTCAGATGCGTTTGATACGTACACTTACGCCGAGAGAACCTTCGAAAGACGTGTCGATGAGATCAATACGAAGCTGGAAATCGGTCTTTACAGGGCATTTAACGGGATTGAAATCTTCAGAATGCTTGGATTTAATGAAAATGCGCTCGGATTTGGCGACAATGAGGCAACGGAAGAGCGTCTGAACAAGCTTCTGCACTACGGAATTTCCGGAAATGCGCGGAAAGTACCCGATCCTGAGATGCGAAAACTCAAAGTAACGCGTCTTAGAGGCTATCAGAAGCGCTGGGATGTCGCCAAAAACATGGATGTTTACGTTCCTTGCACCCGTTATGACTTCAATTTCTATCCGTTGGAGGGGAAAATCTGATGAAAAATCTGCTTATTTTCCTGTTTGGAGCGTCTGTCGGGGCCGTTGGAACGCTGTTTTATCTCCGAAAAGGCATCAAAAAGCAGCTTGAAGCCATCGAAAATGAGGCCAAAAATTCTGGAAATAGTGGCGGCAATGGCGAAAAAAAGGAAGAAAAGAGTGTTGAAAATGACGCCAAAGAGAGCAATATTCCTTTCGAAATGAAGGAAGACAGCATGCCAAACGCGCTCAAAGAGACCACAAAAGTGCAGTATAACAAGATCGTTGAGGACAATTACAGGGGCAAGCCACCAGTCCCTGTGATGGAAAACGGCAGTGGAGATGGAGCTGAGGGAGCCGATGGCGGCTGCTTTGAGATTGATATCGATGACTTTATGCACGATGAGTCCAATGAAAAAGTGCGCCTGGTATATTATCGTGGGGATCGAATTATGGCCACTGAAAACGGCACAATCCTGACAAATCCGGCTATGTTTGTCGGTACAACGTGGGAAAATTGTGTCGGAAATTACGCGGATCACACCGCATTTATTCGTAACGCAAGACTTGTTACAGACTATGAAATTTACGTCGAAGATGGGCTTTACACTGACGAATATGGCGATGAGAGTCTGCTCCGAGAGGACTGATTAGACAATGAATGACGCCTATTTTCGTTGGTTAATCGGGCTGATCGGGGACGAATATATTGAAAGGAACTACCAAAAATTGCTCTGGAAATTATACTCTACCGATTATATTTGGGAGCTCGATTACGACAGAAATAGAGCGGCAGACGGTCTGTTCCTTCGACGGATATTCGTTCAGGAAACGGGTTTCACGGGTGGTTTCGGAGCCTGGGAAGGGCATTGCTCGATGCTCGAAATGATGATCGCACTGGCCCGAAAAGCCGAAGATGATATCATGCATGACCCCGATTATGGCGACAGAACAGGGTACTGGTTCTGGACAATGATCCAGAATTTAGGGCTTGATATTTTCGATGACGGGTACTATTTCGAGGAAAATGTCGATCGGATTTTAGACGTTTTTATGCACCATCGGTATGAAAAAAATGGGTCTGCCGGTGGTGCTTTTCCGGTCAGAACGAAGACTCGAGACCTGAGAAAAACCGATCTTTGGTGGCAGATGAACTCGTATTTGGAAGAAAATTTTCCAGTGTAATGGAAGGAGAAAAATTAAATATTTGGTGCGGAAAATAGTGCTAGGTGCGAAAAATTTTAAAAGTTGCAAAATTCTAAGATTTTCAAAAATACAAAAAATCGTGTGAAAAAATAAAAAATGTCGATTTTTTCGTGAAAAATGGCAATTTCGTGCTGTATGTGCTGTGTTTTTTCTATAACTTATGCGGGAAAAATAATATTTTTTAATTATATATATAAGGTTATGAAAAAAATGCGCACTTACAGCACGGGGCTTTTTAGTATTATTTCATACGAAAAATAGAAAGGAGGGGTCGCTACGGATTTTGTGGACGTTGGGATCAGAACAAAAGTAAAAGGTAAAAGCAGCAAGTTTGAATTGTATCCTGAGTTTTTAATTAAAAAGAGTAAAGATCTAATGGTACGAGCCGGAGATTTTTATGCTATCTGGAATGAGAGCCGTGGATGCTGGTCAACCGATCTTAACGATGTTGTTACTTTAATAGATAAAAAGCTTGAAGATTATAAAAGCAATCATTCGGAGTATAAAGACGCCGACATTAAATATATGAAATATGCCAGCACTGGTTCTATTGATCAGTGGTGGAAGTATGTTAAAAATCAACTGAGAGATAATTATCATCCTCTTGATCAAAAACTTGTGTTTTTGAATGATCCGCCAAAAAGGGAAGACTATTCATCAAAGCGTCTTAGCTATGATCTGAAACCTGGAGATTACAGTGCGTGGGATGAATTAGTCGGAACATTATATGAACCCAGCGAGAGACATAAAATCGAATGGGCGATCGGTGCGGTCGTTTCTGGCGATTCCAAGGAACTTCAGAAATTTCTTGTTTTATACGGAGATTCTGGAACAGGAAAGTCTACGATTCTGAATATTATCTGTGATTTGTTTAAAGGTTATTACGCAATGTTCGTAGCGAAGGAATTGGCTCAGGCAAATAGTGATTTTTCTTTGGAAGCATTTAAGAATGATCCGTTGGTTGCCATCCAACAGGATGGTGATTTGAGCCATATCGATGATAATACAAAATTAAACAGTCTTGTATCGCACGAAGAGATGGTCGTGAATATGAAGTTCGCTAAGAAATATACGACAGCGTTCCACGCCATGCTTTTCATGGGCACAAACAAGCCGGTCAAGATCACAGATTCTAAATCTGGAATAATACGCAGGCTTATTGATGTTAAACCAAGCGGTAAATTAATTCCACGAAGACGTTATAATCAACTTCTAAAACAAATTAAGTTTGAGCTTGGCGCTATTGCCACGCATTGTCTGGATGTATATAAGGAAAATCCGAACGCATATGACAACTATGTTCCAATAACCATGATCGGTGCTACAAATGACTTCTACATATTTCTTGAAGAGAATTATGATTATATCGTACAGCGAGAATATGTAACATTGTCTGAAATGTATACAAGATATACGGTATATTGTTCGGGCGCAGGTGTTACGAAGCCATATCAGCGGAAAGCCGTTAAAGAAGAACTTAAAAACTACTTCAATGTATATAAAGAACGTAAGCATGTCGGAACTGAGTACTTATGGAATGTGTATGAGGGATTTAAAGTTGAAAAGTTCAATGCCGAAAGACAGTCTGCATCAAGCGAAAAGGTAGTATCAGATGCCCCAGAATGGCTTCAGTTTAACACAACAGTCAGCCAGTTTGACAAAATTGGCGCTGATTGGCCCGCCCAGTATGCGTTCATTCGAAAAGACGGGAGCGACAAGCCGACTTTGCCGTGGGATCAGTGTGAAACGGTGTTGTCGGATCTTAATACGTCGGAACTGCATTATGTGAGGCCTCCGGAAGAGATTCGAAACACGCTGGTGACCGTTGATTTCGACAAGAAAGATCCGACGACGGGCGAAAAGTCTCTGGAACTGAATATTAAAGCTGCTTCAGAATGGCTGCCGACCTACGCCGAACTCAGTAAGAGTGGGGTCGCGATCCATCTGGAGTATTTTTATACAGGAGACGTATCGAAGCTCGCTGCGGTCTATGAGCCTGATGTCGAAATCAAGGTGTTTACCGGAAAGGCGTCGCTTCGACGGAAACTCACTCGCTGTAATGATCTCTCGATCGCAACCATCAGTTCCGGACTGCCTCTAAGGAAGGAGAACAAGAAAACGGTTAATGAGTACACCATAGAAAATCAGAAGCACCTGGTTGCCGCAATCAGGAAAGCGCTTCGAAAGGAGATCTCGCCCTATTCCACAGTTTGCTGTGTGGATTATATAGGGAAAGTACTTCAGGATGCCTATAACAGCGGAATGAAGTATGACGTGAGCGAATTCAAACCGCAGGTAATGGCCTTTGCAGCAGCTTCAACGCATAATGCGCTTAGCTGTATGGATAAAGCGGACTCGTTTCCGTACAGGAGCGAAGAGGTATCCGAATGGGTGCCGCCTTCTAAAGCTACGGACGGAACTTGCGAAGGTGCTGGTAGTGGTGTGGCGGGCGATGAAAAGAAAATAGCGTTCTTCGATACCGAGGTTTTTCCAAATCTGTTTATTCTCTGTTATAAACCGCTTGGAAAGCCAGGCGTCAAGATGATCAATCCGACCGGAGCGGAGGTTCTGGAGTTCTTCCAGACTTTCAATGCGATCGGATTTAATAATCTGGGCTACGACAATCATATCTGTTATGCCAAGATTCGTGGAGATACGAACTACGAGCTGTTTATCAGGTCACAGAATCTGATTAACGCGCCGAAGGGAAAGAACGATTGGGCTATTCGAGAGTCCAAGAATCTTTCCTATACGGATGTGTTTGATTTCTGTAGTGAAAAGAAAGGTCTTAAGAAATGGGAGATCGCGCTTCAGAAGAAAGGTGTTGAGGTCAAGCATGATGAAGCCGGTATCCCGTGGGATCAGGAAGTGCCTACGGATAAATGGGAACGGGTTGCCGAGTACTGCATGAACGACGTTATCGCAACTGAACAGGTGTTTCTTGAGAATCAGTCTGACTTTAAGGCCAGAGAGATCCTTGTAGAGCTCTGTAATGCCCTAAGAGGGCCGGGAAGCACGGTCAATGACTCTACGAACACCCTGACAATGAAATTGATTGTAGGCAATGAGAAGAGCCCACAGGCCATGTTCAATTATCCGGATCTGAAGAAGGAGTTTCCGGGATATGAGTTCAATCCGTATGGTATCGACCGAAAAAGATATTTCATGCCGATTGATAAGAATGATATTCCGAATGATAATCCGAAGCTCTGCGGATTCTATGAACATGTTCCTGGATATTTGAATGAAGACGGTAAATGGGTCGAGGAAACGTATGTACTGACGAAAGATGAAAACACACAGTTCGGGAAGCAGTATTACAGGAACAACGTAATATCCGGAAAATCGTTTTATAAGGGATTCGATCCTGGAGAAGGCGGATTCGTGTATGCTGAACCCGGCATGTATTATGGTGCTGAATGCTATGACTCGGCGTCTCATCATCCATCGTCGATTATTGCTGAAAACGGCTTCGGTCCTTATACCGATAACTTCAAGATGCTGCTGGATATTCGTCTGCACATCAAGCATAAAGACTATGATTGGGTTAGAGTCCTCTACAACGGTATCCTTGCCCCGTATTTAACGTCAGACGAAGATGCAAAACAACTCAGCAAGGCGCTGAAAATCGCTATAAACAGCGTTTACGGGCTCACAGCAGCCCATTTCCCGAACAAGTTGTGTGATCCCAGAAATGTGGATAACTGGGTAGCCAAAAGGGGAGCACTGTTTATGATAGATCTGATGCTGGAAGTAAAGAAGCTTGGTTATAAGGTGATCCATGTGAAGACTGACAGTATCAAAATTGCAAACCCGGACGAAAAGATTTATCAGTTTGTGTATGACTACGGAAAGAAGTACGGTTACACATTCGAAATCGAACATAAGTTTGACAGAATCTGTCTTGTGAACGACGCGGTGTATATCTGCAAATACACGGACGATCCTGCAAATGGGAAAGACGCCGGAAAATGGGATGGAACTGGCGATCAGTTCAATGTGAAGAGTTCGCCGTATGTTTTCAAAACATTATTCAGCCGCGATCCCGTTGATTTCTACGACATGACCGAGACACAGACGGTAAAGGTCGGAATGGGTTTGTACCTCGACATGGACGAAGATCTTCCGGATTCCACGGAGTTGGAAAAAGAAGAAGAAAAGCTGCTGCGAAAATGGAAGAAGGTCGGATTTGAGCTGACCGGTGAGAACGATGCCAATCTCGTGAACGGGTTTGCTCCGAATCTGACTGATATTCCGGACAAGAAACTTGAGCAGTATGCGAGAGATGTATTTCATGGAGATTATGTACGGCTCTGTGAAGTTCAGGAAGGTATTCGGAAATGTCATAACTACCGTTTTATCGGAAAAGCCGGTCTTTTCTGCCCGATGAAAGAAGGAGCGGGTGGTGGACGACTTGTCCGTGAAAATAATGGGAAGTTTGCTTACGCGGCCGGAGCCAAAGGATGGCGCTGGCTGGAAGCAGAAACAGTCAAAGAGCTGGGGCTGGAAGATCAAATTGAAAGAAAATACTTCGACCAGCTCGCAAATGATGCAAAAGACGCTATTTCGAAATTTGGAGATTATAACGCTTTTGTAAATGCAAACTAAAATTAATTTATTTAACAAAAAGGAGAAACTACTATGCAGATCGTAGAAAGAAAGTCCAGAAGCTTTATCATTGATGGTATCATCGACCGTGAAGTCCGTTCCAGAAACTTCAAGGGCGAAGAGAAGAAAGATCAGGTCACCGGCCGTACCGTGAACAGTCCCGGACGCCGCAATTTCATTCTTCGGCTGTCCGAGGAGATTGCCGAGGAACTGAAGGATCACGGCTGCGAAGTGAAGTACACGAAAGTGACCAATCCGAACGACGTTGCCGAGCCTTATGTTTCCGTCACTGTATCCTATTATCTCAAGCCTGTTGAGGCCTGCATCATTTCCAACGGCGTGATGACGCCGCTTGACGAAGCTCATATCGGAAGGCTTGACTCCGTCGATATCAAGAATATGGCCATTGAACTGGAGTATGGTAAGGAAAAGATTCACCAGAATGGTGTAAAATATATTCCTGTGTACGCACAGCAGATCTGGGTTGAGGTCGTTCCGAGTTATTTCGCTGAGAAGTATGCGTATCTGAACGGTACTCCGGTTGCGGATGATCAGCCTCCGTTTAACGTTGGATAAACTATGTATCCGAAGCTGGATGAAGGCCAGAGATCGGCACTCTTAAAGCTTCGAAACGGAAATATTCTCTGTGGTGGGGTCGGATCCGGCAAAAGTCGGACCGGCCTCGCTTATTATTTCTGTAAAGTGTGCGGAGGAAGAATAGACGGAAAAGATCACGGTCTTGACCATGATCAGGTGCCGATGCTCTGGCCAAAGAATCTTTATATTATCACGACTGCTAAAAAACGCGACAAAAGAGAATGGGAAGATGAACTGATCTGGTTCGGTCTTTCTTCCGAACCTGAAAAAAGCGATTACGGTGATAAGGTCAAGGTTGTTGTCGATTCATGGAATAACATCAAAAAATATGAAGATGTCAGAGATTCGTTCTTTTTGTTCGATGAACAGAGAGTTGTCGGTTACGGCGCCTGGTCAAAAGCATTTATCCAGATTGCCAAGTACAATGGATGGATATTTTTATCGGCGACACCAGGAGACTGTTGGATGGACTATCTGTCGATCTTTATCGCAAATGGATATTTTAAGAACAAACGTGATTTCGAAAGACAGCATGTTATTTACAATCGGTATTCCAAGTATCCGCAAGTTGATCGGTATGTGGACGATTTCATCCTTCAGAAAATGCGTGATTCAATCCTTGTAAACATTGACTATGACAAACCGACGATTCGACATCAGATTACAGTTTCGACAGATTTTGACAAAGATACGTATCGAACGATTATGAAAGATCGTTGGAATGTATTTGAAGACAAGCCGATCGAAAGCGTCAGTGAACTTGGATACTTGCTTCGAAGAGTTACGAACTCCGATCCAAGTAGAATTGAGGAAGCCGTGAAAATCGCAAAAGAATATCCGAAACTGATCATTTTTTATAGTTTCAATTATGAACTTGATATTCTGAGAAATGCGGTCTGGCCGGAAGGAACTGTCATCGGAGAATGGAACGGACAGCGCCACGATCTCGAAGTTCCGAAAAGCGAACGCTGGGTTTATCTGGTCAACTACATCGGAGGCAGCGAAGGATGGAACTGTATCGAAACAAATGCAATGCTTTTCTATTCACTGTGTTATTCCTATAAAGCGACAGAACAGGCAATGGGAAGAATTGATAGACGAAATACACCATTTCGTGATTTGTATTATTACACGCTTCGTTCATACGCGCCGATTGACATGGCGATAAGCCGCGCATTAAAACGGAAGCAAAACTTTAACGAAAGCAGATTTTTCAAGGCTCGAAATTCGTAAAATTTACAACGCCTTTAGTAGGGAGGAGTAGATACTGCAAAATCTACATTCTCTCTGCGTTTTCGAAAGAATTTTGAGGTGAAAAGATGCTTGAAAGTAAGTTTCAACATGAGTTAGTCGGTGAACTTGAAGAAATGTTTCCTGGCGCTCTGATTTACAAAAATGAGACAAAACAGGGTTTTCCTGATTTGACGATTCTTTATGAAAAACATTGGGCGCTGTTGGAATGTAAAAAATCTCAAGACGCCAGCCATCAACCCAATCAGGATTATTACGTGGAACGAGCTGACAACATGTCTTTCGCTCGTTTTATTTATCCTGAGAATAAACAGGAGGTACTCGATGAACTTCAACAAGCATTCAGAACTAGACGGCAAACACGCCATCCTAAGTCCAAGTAAACCTTATTGGCTGAACTACAGTCAGGACCAGATGGTGAACTATTTGAGATCTCAGAGAGCTGCTCAGGAAGGTACGGAACTTCATGAGATTGCGGCTTCTTTGATCCGAAAAGGTTTGAAGCTTCGAGGTTCTACGCAAACTCTTACAGCATATGTGAATGACGCTATCGGTTATGGAATGACACCGGAAGTTGCGCTGAAGTATTCCGATACATGTTTTGGTCATGCCGATGCCGTCGACTTTAATCATGGAGTTTTAAGAATTCATGATCTGAAAACCGGTTCCGGACCGGTGCACATGGAGCAGCTTGAAATTTACGCTGCTCTTTTTCTTTTGGAGTACGAACGTGCACTTGGAGTAAATCCACTAAACACGAAAGTAAATCTTCGTATCTATCAGAATGATGACATCCAGGAATATTCACCTGATAAAGATCGGATGGAGTCACTTATTTATGGAATTAAAGAAAGAGACTCCTGGGTTCAGGATTCATTAAGAGAGGAAGTTGGAAGATGAGTTACTTAGAGCACTACGGCACTCCAAGACATTCGGGACGTTATCCATGGGGATCCGGAAAGAATCCACAAAGAAACAGAAGTTTTCTTCAGAGAGCTGACGATCTAGCAAAGCAAGGACTTACAAAGAAGGAAATTGCCGATGCTTTTAATATGAGCACTGGCGATTATGTCGCGATGCGAAAGATTTATAAAAATCAGGTCGATGCGGAAAATCAGCTGAAGGCAATGAAACTTCACAATAAGCAATGGAGCAATACTGCCATTGCAAAAGAACTTGGCGTTTCTGAAGGAACGGTAAGAAACATGCTGAATCCGAATAGGAAACAGCGTGAAGATAATGTGAAGTATATTGCAGATAACCTTAAGGAAGTTTTGAAAACGAAACCTTATCTCGATATCGGTGAAGGTGTTAACAGGCAACTGAATATAAGCGAAGAACAACTTCATGCTGCCGAACTTTTGCTTAAAGATGAAGGTTATTCCGTTCATAACTATAGACTTCCTCAGGTGAATAATCCAAAACAGTTTACAAACCTGAAAGTTCTTTGTGAAAAGAACGTTGATCGTAAAGATCTTTCAGAGCATCTTGGAGAAGTAACTTCACCAGATGGACTTTACTTCAAAGATTATGGTACTGAGGCTGTGTTTAAAAAGCCGGTTCCGAGCATTAAAGCTAATAGAATTAAAGTGAAATATGATGAAGAAGGCGGAGGAGAAAAGGACGGCGTTATTGAGCTTCGTCCTGGCGTTGAAGATCTTTCTCTCGACGGTCGTCGTTATGCTCAGGTTCGAATTGGCGTTAATGGAACTCATTATCTGAAAGGTATGGCCGTTTATGGGGATCCGAAGAAGATGCCTGAAGGCGTTGACATCGTGTTTAACACCTCGAAGCATAAAGGAACTCCAGTTTTGGGCAAGGGCGATGAAACGGTTCTGAAAGAAATGAAGAACGATCCTTCTAATCCTTTTGGAGCGACCTTCAGGCAGTTGGACTATAAAGATGCCAAAGGAAATAAACATACTTCTCCTGTAAACATCGTTAATGATGACACTGACTGGGATAAATGGAAAAAGAATTTGTCTTCTCAGTTCCTGTCAAAACAGCTTCCGTCCCTTGCAAAAAGACAACTTGACATTCGTTATAGCGAAATGAATGACGAGTTCTCTGAACTTAAGTCTATTACAAACCCGACTCTTAAGAGACAGCTTCTTGAAGAATTTGCTGATACTTGTGATTCGGCAGCCGTACATTTGAAAGCTGCGGCTCTTCCGAGACAAGGTTCATTTGCGATTCTTCCGGTTAATTCGTTGAAAGATAATGAAGTCTATGCGCCAATGTATGATCAGGGTGAAGAAGTTATTCTGGTTCGTCATCCGCATGAAGGAGTCTTTCAGATTCCAAGGCTTATTGTAAACAACAATAACCGTGAAGGAAAACAAATTCTTGGAACTTCTCCTGCACATGCTATTGGAATTAACTCGAAGACTGCCAACCAGCTTTCTGGTGCTGACTATGATGGAGATACCGTTCTGGTAATTCCTACGAAAGGTCAGAGACTTAAGAATGCGCCTCCTCTTGAAGGACTTAAAGATTTCAATCCGTCAAATGTCTATAGCAGAGATCATGATGATCCGATAAGAACAGGTAAAAGTAAAGATGGTAAGAAGGGCGATGGCTTTAACAAAGGTCTTGAAATGGGTAAAGCTTCTAACCTTATTACCGACATGACAATTCAAGGTGCGACTTTGGATGAAATTGAAAGAGCCGTTAAGTATTCAATGACGGTAATCGATGCCGAAAAACATAACCTTGATTGGAAACGTTCTTATAATGAAAATGGAATTGCGGAACTTAAAGATCGTTATCAATTAAGATACGATGATGAAGGAAATGCTCATAGAGGTGCTGCAACTTTAATCTCAAGAGCGAAAAGTCCTACGAGAATTAATGAAAGAAAAGAAATCTATGGGACAAGTCGTATGACTCCAGAAGAACTTGAAAGATACAAGAATGGCGAAGTTATCTATAGAGAAACTGGAAGAACTCATAAAGATCCTAAGACCGGAAAGATTAAAGTTTCAACAGAAGAACATGAGAAGATGGCAATAGCGAAAGATGCACGTGAACTTTCGTCAGGTTATTACATTGAAGAAGTTTATGCTGCTCACGCTAACAGAATGAAAGCTTTGGCAAATGAAGCAAGAAAAGAATCGAGAACTACTGGACGACTTGAACAAAACAAACAAGCAAGAGAAACTTTCAAGGACGTTGTTGGGCCAAATGGAACTTTGGCGAAAAAGATTATGCTTGCTGAACTTGCAGCTCCGAAAGAAAGACAGGCACAAATCTTAGCAAATAGTGCCATGAAAATTAAAGAAGAACAAAATCCGAAACTTAAAGAAAAAGAAAATAGAGATAAAAGAAAGAAACTTGCAGCAAAAGCTTTGGATGAAGCAAGAGATGCAGTAAATGGTGGAATTCATGTGAAAAGATACCAAATCATTCTTACTGATAGAGAATGGGATGCAATTCAAGCTGGTGCAATCTCAGATACTCAATTCCAGAAAGTTTTAAGGTATTCTGACACAAGTGAAATTAAAAAGAGAGCTTTGCCAAGACAAACTACCGGAATGAAAGCTTCCACAAAGTCTAGAGCAAGACTTCTTCTTAATGCAGGTTATGCCCCTTCGACCGTTGCTGCCGATCTTGGAGTGTCTGTAGAAACATTAAGAAAAGAATTTAATAACTTCAACGGAATGGAGGTTGGTTAACATATGAGTAAAAGAACTATGGTAACAACAACTGACAATCCGTTTAACTACTTCACGCAATTTGAATTGTGGAAAGAATACGATGAAAAGATAGCAGGCTATCAAACATTGTGTTACATTGCAAGAATTGCTATGACAGCTAATGAACTTAGTGAAAATGAAATGAATAGCGCAATTGAGTCAGCATGCGATGAGATTTGTGAGATGGATCTGAGATTCATTAGTCCTGTTACAGGCGAAGAAGTTGGATATGTGAAGGTTGTTGAAGAAGATACTGATGATTAAGTAGGTTCTGTAACATTATAGGGTGAAACTAGTAAGCTTTTAGTATGATTATTGATTGATTATTACTAATTCGCTTACTAGTTTCGCATTTCTCACACCTTCTATGCGATTTCGAATATAAAATAAATATAAAAATGAACATTTGAAGCTGAAACAGGCCGGGGGAGGGGTCGAATCGCGAGGTAGGGGGTCCAGAAT